ATGCGTTTGGGCGCACGTTACCCAGAAGGTCGCACAGGCAATATTGATGCCAGCATCATTACTGGACAAGGCGTCCAAGCGTTACTTGGTGCTTTTGATTCACAAATTAAAGCAAGCCAACAAATCTTTGCACAAACATTTGAAGATATTTTAAGTCTATGTTTACGTGTAGATGAAAAGATTTTCCCATTTGAAAAGAATGTTCGTGGATACAATGATGGTTCACCTTATGAACTTAAATACAATCCAACTAAAGACATTAAAGGTGACTACACTGTAGAAGTTCGCTACGGTTTAATGGCAGGTCTTGACCCAAGCCGTGCATTAATCTTCTCATTACAAGCATTAGGTGGGGACCTTGTTTCTAAAGAATTTGTAATGAGTGAATTACCTTGGTCTGTTAACGTAAGTAAGGAACAAGAACGCATTGATATACAGAAGATGCGTGAAAATTTGAATAAAGCGGTTAATGCTGCTGCTGGTGCAATCCCTGAAATGATTGCCACAGGACAAGATGTCTCAACATTGTTAGGTAAGTTTGCTGACATTATCGATAAACGTCGTAATGGTGTAGCAATTGAAGATGCTGTTAAGCAAGCATTTGAACCTACTCCAGCAGAGACTGCGAATCCACAGCAGGTTGTAGCGCAACCGTCCCCTCCAAGCGCTCCCACTGGTGGTCCTGCTGGAGCCCTTCCTCCAGATTTAGCAGCAATTATGGGACAGTTAGCGGGATAATATGACAAAGCGTGTACAACCTGATTACGTAAAAATGGTTCAGGATGGTTTAAATGGCTTTGTTCAAGATTTACATCCTTTGGGTGGAATGATAACAGGTGCTATAACCGTTATTGAAATGATTGATTCTGAAGGAAAATATTTTTTACACGTATTAGATGACAATAAGTCTCCAAGTTGGAAACTTAAAGGAATGCTAGACGCAGCACATATTCAACTAGATGAAAAAGAATTTGATGAGGACGAAGATTAATGGCAATTAGAGAACAAGTATCAGGTCCTGGTAGCGCATCACAACGTACTGATTTAAATGTTTCAGCGCAGCCAACAAGATACATGGCTGGTGGTTCTTATGGTGAAGGTCAAGAACTTATGGGTCTTCAACAAGGAGCACCTATGGCTGCTGGTCCTAATCTCAGTGTTAATCCATCAGATATTAGACGTTCAACTGTTGCACCAATTGTTCCTTTAACAGCCCCATCCCAAAGACCTAATGAGCCTTTAACTGCTGGTGTTGATTTTGGTGCAGGACCTGGAAGTGAAGTTCTTAATCTTCCACAAAGTCAAGAAAAAACTTTAATTAATGTTGTTGAAGAATTAATCCCACATGATACTACTGGAGAAATTTCTGCTATTTATAACTTTCTACGTGATAGAGGTTTTTAAATGGCAAGTTCATGGAGTGACATTGTTCCAGTAATCAGCCCAGAACTTGGCGTTGCTGCTTATAAGGCTGGATTACCACCAAGAGATAAAAACCAAATTGAAACTTGGGATAGACTCTATGCTAAACATCGTGAACTTTTAGATATTAAAGATGACAAAACAGCATATGAAGAATTTAATAGTCTTGACACATCAATTCAAGAAATGCTTAAATCAACTTTTAATGCAAACTATATGGCTCGTCCAAAAGATTGGACAATTGGTCGTATAGTTGGAAATGTTTTAAGTGCTGCTAACCCAATTAAAATTGGTGTTGGTGCATTACAAACTTGGAGTAACGTTTTATCTTTAGGACCTGCAGCAATCTATAGCGCAGCCCAAGGTGAATACAGACCAGAACTTTTAAAAGTTTGGCGTAAAGACTGGGATGGCAAAAAGATTTTTGACCAAGGTGCAACAACTGCCTTGGATGAAGCATACGGTGCAGGAATGGGTGTTCTTGCTAGAGGTATTGCTTCTGGTTTAACACCTGGTGAAATCATTGAAGAACAAGGCGGGGTAAATCCTGAACTTGAATTTGCTTTAAATTATATGTATGACAACCCAGATAAGTTTACTGAAATCTTGGGTGATTACAAACGTACACAATTCTCTGTTGGTCGTTTTGCTGCTAAAGGTTTACTAGGTCAAGATGTTGCAACACCTTTTCAAAATACAGCAAAAGAAAAAGCCTTTGATAGATTATCAGGTGTATATGATGCAACATTTCAAATTGCAGCAGACCCATTAACTTATATGACTTTAGGTTTTGGAGCAGCCTTAAAAGGTGGTTCAAAACTTGCAAAACTTTATAATGAAACAGGCGGAACTTTAGGAACTAAAGTTAACGCAGTATTTAATCATCCTAAACTTGGACCACAAGTAAAACAATATTGGAATGCACTTGGTCCACTTCTTAATGATTTGAATAATGCTAAATCTCCTGGTGAGAAAGCAAAGATTCGTAGAGAAATATCAATAAAGTTTCCTGAATATAACAACGATAAAATCCTTAATGAACTAATGATGTTTGATGATGGTGTTGTTAAAGGTGTTAAAGACGCAGATACTGCCCAAAGATTCTTTTCTTCTTACGAACATGGTAACCCTAACGCTTTAATTAACGGTAGAACAGATTCAATGCTTTACTACCGTAGCCAACAAGTAGCAACTGCAAATAGAATGTCTATTGTTAGCAGAACTGTTAGAGATGCTCTTGATAAAACTTTTAATAAAGCAACAAACGCTAAAGAAGTTGACCCTTTAGTTAGCGATATTGCATCTAGTTACAAACTTGCTAGAACTGCTGAAGAACTTGCTAAGTTGTCTGACAATAATCCTGCTTTTAAAGCAGCAGAAGATGAAATGAATGGCTTTCTTGCTAAAATTTCAAAGTTTGGTACAAGACACCCACTTGGTAAGCCAATTCAAGTTAGTGATGAAAAGATTTTAGAAAGCACCCCAACTTTTAACCAACTTGCTAGAATTGTTCACCCTAAACGTATAGCCGATGGATTAACTCAAACTTTTATTGCATCAAATGTTGGTGAACGTGTAGCGTTAATTCGTGGTTTGATGATAGATGTTCTTCATTCCAGTGGTTTAGGTAATCATCCTAATGGTGTAAGTCTAATAAATGAAATAGTTAACGAAAAGTTTATTGGAAAAGCAGCAACAAGAATTAAAGTTGCTGATGATTACGTTCCAAAAGGTGGCAGTTTAGGTCGTATTGAAAAAGATAATACTGGAACTTACCTTGTTAAAGATGGTGCTATCCAACCACTTGGTTATAGCAATGAAATTGGTAACTTAGACTGGCATAGTATCTCAGAACACGTTTCTAAACTTTCATTAAGTAAAGAACTTAAAGATTATAACAACGTAGTATCTAATTTACGTACAGTTTCATCAATTGTTAATGGTAAATTCTCTAGTGAGATAACTAATTTTTGGTCTGTTCTTACCCTTTTCCCTAAACTTGGTGTACGTGGTACCGTTGATGAATTGTTTTTCTTTGTTAACTATGCACCTAAAGAAGCATTACATAATTTCTTTTCATTAAAAGGTCTTGCTGGTGCGAAGATTAATGCTATTGCAACTAAAAGTCCTAAAGGTATTTCTTTTACAGCCGAAAAAGGTCAAAAACTTCCTGAATTAATAACTGATGCTGAGACTGAGCAGATAATTAAGTTTGCTTTAAACTCTAATCCTAATACTGCTGCAGCAAAACTTGAAGCAAGAGAACAATTAGCAGACCTTGCAATAACAAGATTTACTGGTTTATCTGGCAAAGCATTATCCAGTGATGATAAAAAGCATTTAGTAACATTCTTATCTAACAATCCTTACTTTATTGATTCTATTAGTTCTGGTGTAGCAAGCCATATGCTTGGTGTTGGTAAAAAAGTTAATACTGCTATTGATATTTCAGATAGTAATTTAACTCTTGCGTTTAAAGAACTTGAAAAAGAATTTGTAGAAACAGCAAGATTTAAAGCAATGCCAGAACAAGCAAATATTGTATGGCGTCAATTAGAACATTTCCGTTTATTCTTTACTGTTGGTTCTAAGAACTCTTTCCAACGTTTTGGTTTAAGAGTAGAAGACCCAATAAATTACGCAATGCGTAACAATGGATTAAAAACTGCTAATGATTTAAACAATGCAGTTGATGAAATGGTTGCACGCTTTCTAGACCCTGCTAATGCTCAAGGTTTAAGAAACTACATTGAAGCAGATATCAACAATATTCGATACCAGAATATGCCAGATATTGCTGTAGTTAAAGACCGTGCCGAAATGATGCTTTTACAAATCAGAGAAATTTTACACGGAAGTGCTGATTTTAAAGTATATAACCCTGATTTAGTTGGTTATTTAAACTCAACAGTTAAGGGTGGAAACTTCTCTGCTGCTGTTTCTAAATTAGATAAGAACACTTTTGATGATTTAACTAGAAATCATATTATTTCCACCGAAGGTAGATATTCACCTATTGTTCCTAAAGGCGACAATGTTGAAGGAATCATTGCTAGAGGTGAAAAGAATTTATTTGAGTTCATGGATAGACAGATTATGTCTATGTTTAGAACCCCAGCCTTTATGTCTTTATTCTTAGCAAATATGCAAAAGTATAAAACCAATGGTTTCTATAAAGGTTATCTCGATGAAACTATTGCTAAGACAATGGCTTTACAACCAAAGACTCCTTTAAAACAAGCAACTGCTAAAGCAACAGCATTAGCAGACCAATACTTTACCGAATTGGCTGCACGTGATGCATCTGATTTGATGGTTAAATATGTGGATAATCCAGATATTCGAAGCCAATTAGCATTTAGTTTAAGAAACGGTGCACGTTTTTATCGTGCAACAGAAGACTTCATTCGTCGTATGTACAGAATGAAAGATGTTTCTTTAAGAGCAATGATGCGTATGCGTTTATCAGCATTAGGTTTAGAAGCATCAGGTGTAATGCATGAAGACCAACAAGGTCAAAAATACTTGCTTATGCCTATGGATGACGCAATGTTTCAAATAATAGACAAGCCTTTGCGTGTATTACAAGGTGGTAAGAGTGGCTATAGTCAACCACTATTTGGTGATTTCACAATACGTTTAAGCCAAATCAACCCATCCTTTGGTCCAGATGCAGCAATGCCTACATTATCTGGTCCTATTGCAGGAGCAAATGTTTGGTTATTTAAATCAATACTTGGTCGTTGGGGCGGGGAACCAGGTAAGGAAATAGCAGACGTTGTAGATAATGCTTTGCTTGGTGATATTGGAGATAATATTACTTTGCGTAAAGCAATTGTTCCAGCATCTATTGACAGAGTATGGAAAATTCTTGCACCAAGTGAAAGAGATAAACAGGAAGTAACTGCTGCCCATCAAGCAATTGCTTATGATGCAGCACATGGTCGTGGTTTATCTCCTAATGCAACACCAGATGAACAATATGAATATATTAAAAACATTCGTATTGCTGCACATAACGTAGTTGTTATGCGTAACCTTTTAGGTTTAATGCCTGTTCCTTTTAGCCCTACTGTTAAAGAAAGTAAAGATGTACCTAACTTCTTAAAAGATGTTGGTATTGCTTCTATTCGTCAAGAGTTCTTTGACATATATGAAAAGATTTTACAAGCACCAAATCCAAGATTAGATAACCCATATGAAGAAGCATTGGCTATCTACGTTGGTAAGAACCCAGGTAAACTTATTTATACCGTTTCTCGTGCAGAAAAAGAAAGAGAAATTGCTTTTAATAAAACTGACGAAGTTAAAAAATGGTTCTTAAAAAATGGTGATACCATTGAAAAGTATGGTGAAGTTGCTTTCTTAGCAGCACCATCTATTGGTGACTTTAGTGCATCTGCTTATGCTTGGTTTGAGGCAGCAGATATGATTAAAAACAAAGACCTTGAAACATATCTAAGGGATGTTCAAGTTGCTCAAGATAAAGCAAAATACTTTGATATTGAAGATGCCGCTCGTTTCCAATTACAGCAAACAACTAATCCTACTGTTCGTAAAAACATTAAAGCAAATATGGATTTGTATCGTGAAACACTTAAGATGCAAAACCCTCTTCTTAAACAAGTACTTGAATCTGGTGATTATGGTACTGCTAAAGAAGAAGCAATGCTTAACCAATTGAATTACATGATTGCTGATGAATCTATTGATATGGACCCAGCAACTAGAGAAAAATTACGTTTAGCAGCAGAAGTGTTAAACACTACTTTAGGTAAGATATTGAGTGGTGGATTTGATTATGATACTGCCTACAAACGTGAGATTAGAGATTTAGCAATTCGTGATTTGACAGCATTGGGTCGTGTTGATGTTAATGTTCGTCAAGCCAATAATGCAATATTTATACCAATATTAAAAAACTACAGTAAAGACGTTAGGTTAGGTTAATGGCAACTCGTGAACTTAAGTGGGATGAGAATAAACAAAGATTTGTTGGTTCTCGTCTTGGAGATGTTTTTGGTATTAGTGTAAGTTTAGATGAATTACCTAGTGATGTTAAAATAACATATAACAAAAAAACTGGTAAACCTGAGACAGCAGTTGTTTCTGAAAAGTTTGCTAAAGACATATTAAATAAAGTAGAAGAAACAGCAACTGTTGTTGGTAGCAAAGAAGAATATTTAAAAGCCCAACAGGATATAACAAATAAACTTCCTGATGGTAGCCCTCTTCCTAATCAAAAAGTAAAGTTTAATATTAGTCGTGCTGATATTATTAAAGGCACAGAAATTCTTACTAGCCAACAGGGTGTTGTATACATTGACCCTGAAACTAAAAACCAAGATGCTGCTGGTGTGCAAGTTGTAATTAAACCAACAGGCATGAAAGGCTTTGGTTATGGTGGCGGTTACGGTGGAGAATATAAAGGTTTTGAAGTTGTTTCTGCTGAAACAGAAATGGCAAGTATTCTTAACCAAGCAAGAAAAACTGCTGGCGGAATTAAAGATTTAAAATCTAAACTATTTCAAAGTGGTTTTTATAGTCAAGCACAAGTTCAGAACCCAGCAAAAAGTATTAGAATGGGTGATGCTGAAGATGCTGATATGCAAGCAGCATTAGCAGTTGCTTTACAAACTCAATCAATTGCTAACTATGGTTTTGTTCAACAAAATAAAGATGCTTTAGATTTTGATGGTTGGATTGAGGAAGCAACAGCAGCATTTGCTGGAAGTGAAGATGTTAAGACTGTTAATCTTCCAGGTAAATTAACTGCTGAGCAAGCAGCAATTGCTGGGTATCAAAGATTCCTTGGTAGAACTCCTAATCAAAATGAGATACTTGCTTTTATTTCTGCTGCTAATGAATATGCAAAAGCAAATCCTGACGTGCGTAGCATGGATTATTTAACTGGTACTGCTACTCAAATTAATCAACCAGGATTTGATGAACAACAATTAAGTAACTTTGCTGAAGAATATACTAAAGCCCAACCTGGTGCTTCCGAATGGGGTATGGGTCAAGGTGGTTATGAAACCTTTAATGGTGCTGTAAATCTTCTTTTGCAAGAAATGTCTGCCCAAGGTGCTAGAAGAGTTAAGCCAGGTGAGATGCAATAATGCCTAGTCCAACAACAACAAATACTTATTATAAAGAATCAGAAAAAAGAAAATTTGCTGCAGCAGTTTTAACTAAAATTGGTGCACCTATTAATGAATTAAACGTTAGTGCTCTTCTTAAATGGATGAATCAAGAAGATTCACGTAATGAAAGTAGCAATGTTCCTTTAGAAAAAATTGCTATTAATAGATTTAACCCATTGAATACAACAATGAATATGGGTGACTCTCAAACCATGAATGAAGATGGTGTAAGGGTTTATAAAGATTTTAATACTGGTGTTGAAGCAACCGCTAAAACATTAAAGTTAGATTATTATAAAGATGTTGTCGATGCTTTTAAGGGAAGTAAAGGTTTTGATGCAATTAAATCTGCAGTTGGAGCATCCCCTTGGGGAACATTTAAAGGTGATGCAATGACAGCAAACGCTACTACAGGTTCTGTTAATGTCACTTCAGATATTATTGCTAGAGCATTACTTGTTAATCCTGAAGTTGCTTCAGTGTTTAAAAAGTATAAAGGTCAACAAGGCGATAATGTTATGCAAGCAATCGCTACTGATTTAAAAGCAACTAACTGGTATCAAACCAATAGTGAAAGAATCCGTCAAGTTGTTCTTTCTTCTTTAAGCCAAGATAAGGCTACTTATAACGAGTCAAAGAAAAATGAAGTTGCTCGTATACGTAAGATTGCTTTAAATATTGGTTCTACTTTAGATGATGCTCAAATTGATTCTTTAGCAAATCAAACTCTTTTGTTTGGTTTATCTGATGCTGATTTAAATACTGCTTTGGTTGGTTCCGTTAGAATGGATGCTAACTATATTAAAGGTCAAGCAGGAACTATTGGTGCAACTATTGCTAAAGGTATTAGCGATTATGGTTTTAGAGTTAATACTAATTCTACTGAGTTTAAAACTTATGTAGCAGATGTTTTAAATGGTTTAAGAACTACTGATGATATTGTTGGTCAGTTCAGAAATATGGCTTCTGCTCAGTATCCTAATCTTTCAGAAAGATTTAAATCTGGTGCAACTCTTGCTGAGATTGCTCAGCCTTACAAGTATGCAATGTCTAACATTTTGGAAACTAATATTAATACAATTGATTTAGATGACCCTAATCTTCAATCAGCATTATCTTCTGGTATGAACACGTTTGATTTTTCTCGTACTTTAAAGAAAGACCCACGTTGGCAATATACACAGAATGCTCAAGATGATTTATTAGGTACGTTTAGCAAAGTTCTTCGTCAATGGGGGTTTGAAGTTTAATGGCACCTAAAAGAACACCAAGCCCATCACCAAACCCTAGACCAACTCCTACACCAACACCTAAAACTCCTGAGCAAATTCGTAACGAGGCACGTGCTAAAGCAGGTGCTGCTGAGGCTAAACAAAATGCATCAATTGCTGCTGGTAAAGCAGCCGATGCTGCTCGTTTACAAGCACAAGGTAATGCTGTTGGTGCAAATATTAAAGGTCCTAGAACTACAGTAGTTACTAAATTACCTACTGGTAATACAGGTTCTACTGGTTCAGTTTCAGTAGTTCCACCTGTTGTTGACCCATTAATTATGGCACAACTTGATGCTTTGAGAGCAGAGAATGCTTTACTTAAATCAAATAAAGAAGCAGCAACTGCAGCACAACGTCAAAGTGCTTTTGATTTATTACGTAAGTATGCTGAAGATTTTGATATGCCAGCATCTATTGCTGATAGATTAATTGACCTTGTTGCTAATCAAGGTTACACAGGAACTGCTATTACTTTAGAATTACAAAACACACCAGAGTTTAAAGAACGCTTTGCTGGTATTGAAGCGTATAAAAAAGCATTTGCTGGGGATATTGCTGCAGGCAGAAAAGCAGCAGCACCTACTCCTTCTGATTATATTAATTTTGAAAAAAGATATCAAGATGTTTTGACCAGATATGGTCTTGGTGAATTAGCCAATCGTGATACTTATGCAAAGTTAATTGGTGGAGATGTTTCAGTTGCTGAAATGACTGACCGCGTAGCAAATGTTTATGACCGTGTAATGAACGCAGATGATGTTTTGAAACAACAATTAACTCAATACTTCCCAACATTTGGTGCAACAGATTTTGCTAGAACTCTATTAACTGGAACAACTCCAGCAGATATGGCTGGACAATTACAACGTAAACTTGCTGCAGCAGAAATATCTTCTGAAGCCGCTCGTGCTGGTTTAACAACTGGTGTTGAACGTGCTCAAGAATTACAAGCAATGGGTATAAGTCGTGGTATTGCAAGAACTGGTTACTCAAGAATTGCTGAACAAAAGACAGGACTTGAAAAACTTAGCGGTATTTATAATCAAGATATTTCTGACATACAAACAGAATTAGAAGCAGAACAGTTCCAAGGTTTGGCTTCACAGAGACGAAAGAGACTAGAGCAACAAGAGCAAGGAATGTTTGCTGGTAGAAGTGGAACTTCTCAAACTTCTCTTTCACAAGGTACAGCAGGTACCTTCTAAGACCACACACAGACCGACCAGCCCTGTGGTGAGTTAAAAGACTGGGAGCAAGAGCCATTTATATTCCCCCAAATATGAATGTGGCTTGCGAAACTACAACGATGGGAGATATTGCGATGAGCAATGTATATCAGGACTTCGACGACGAAGAGTTAGAGTCCAATGAAGATGGTGGCGATTTAGTTACACAACTAAGACGTGCTACCAAAAAGAAAGATAAGCAGTTAAAAGAATTAATGGAAGAATTAAATTCCATTAAAACTGCTCAAAGGACTAATTCTATCAAGTCAGTCCTAGCGGAAAAAAATCTTAATCCTAAGATTGCGAACTTTATTCCAGCAGATTTAGATTCCTCACCAGAGGCTATAGATAACTGGATTGCAGAGAATGCAGAAGTATTTGGATTGCAAGTACAAAAGCAGGAGGTTTCTCCTGATATTGCTACTTTGCGTCAGATAGATGCTATTGCAGCAAACTCTCAAGTTCCTGTTGGTGGGATGGATGATTTTCTACGCATCGACCAAGCAACAAGTGCCGAAGAAATCATTAACATGATTAATGGAGCACAATCGTAATAACTACTAACTAAGGAAAAAACCGAAATGCCTAACGCATATACCGCCCTCTCAGGTGGTTCTGCTGCAACTAACGGTGGTCTTGGTGGCGGTCAATATTCAAGTGCTGATAACGTAGGTACCTTTACACCATCTAATGGTGCAGGTCTCGTACAAAAAGCCTATGACCGTCTTGTTGAGTTCGCACTACGTTCTCAACCATTACTACGTTCAGTCGCAGATAAAAGACCAGCCAGACAATCAATGCCTGGTTCATCCATTGTATTCCAAATTTACAATGATATGACAAAAGCAACAACTGCTTTGTCAGAACAAGTTGACCCAGATGCAGTAGCAATTGGTGCACCAACTGCTGTAACCGTAACTCTTAACGAATACGGTAACGCAGTTCTAACCACTCGCAAACTACAATTGATGTCACTTGCTGATGTTGACCCAGCAATTGCAAACATTGTTGCATTCAACATGGCAGATTCTATCGACGAAATTGTTCAAACAGAACTTCGTGGTGGAACAAACGTAATCTACGCAAGCAATGCTTCAGGAACTCGTGCAACAGCAACAACAAACGTTACTGGCGCACACACTTTGAAAGCAGCAGACATTCGTCTTGCAGTTGCTAAATTACGTGCTAACAAATCAGTTGCTCGTAAAGGCAGCCTATACTGGTGTGCAATACATCCAGAAGTTTCACACGACCTTCGTGCAGAAACAGGCTCAGCCTCTTGGAGATTACCTCACGAATACCAAACAAATGAAAACATTTGGGCAGGCGAAATTGGTACATTCGAAGGTGCATACTTCATCGAATCACCACGCTTGTACAACGCCACCGATGGTGGTTCAAGTGCACGTGTGTTCCGTA